AAAGTAGGAAAAAAGAAATATATTGCAGAAGTTAAACCACTCAGGCAAACGAAAGAACCTAAAATTCAAAAACGAAACACTAAAAAATATATTAATGAAGTTATGACTTATGCCGTAAATCAAGCAAAGTTCAAAGCAGCGAGTGAGTTTTGTAAAGATCACGGTTGGGAATTTATGGTAGTCACAGAAAAGGAACTTAAAATCTAATGGCAATCCCAAATCCTCAAGGAGCAAGATATCCTTCATTTCAGGAGTTTATATCTAGAACTAAAGGCAAAGATAATTCTCCTAGTTTTACTAATTTATTTTCGGTGAGATTTATGTCACCGAGTATGATGAGAACTTATACACCAGCAAATTTTCTAGGACCAGTTCAAACTGAAAAATTTGATATTGGTATGTCTAATGATTTGGAATGGTTACTCGATTACTATGCTGATACTGTAAATCTTCCAAGTAAACAGGTTACTACTTCACAAACTCCTTATGTTGGATCACCATTTAAGTACGCAACAAATACAGCATATAGTCAGATTAGTATAAACTTTAGAATGCCACGATCTCAATACACAAGAAACTTCTTTGAGAGATGGACAACTTTGATGGCAAGTGATAGTGAGCAATATACAAGATATTATAATGATTATGTTTGTCCTAGAATGATGATTTACAAGTGGGAAAGAGGTGGTGGAGGTTTAGCAGTTAGTGATCCTGAGTTAATTGCTTCTATAAGAGAAAGTGGATCATCAGATATGTTATTGGCAAGAAAGTATCAATTAACTGCTGCATGGGAATTGAGAAATATATATCCATATAATATTGGTTCTGTTCAGTTGAATAACTCTGATGCTCAGACAATGACTATGAGTGTTGGTTTTTATTATGAGAGATATCGTTTCTATACTGCTGATCAGTTTGACACTGATACTATTAACTATCTTACTGTTGGTACAAATTTAGATGATGTTACGACTAATTCGACTTCCAATAACCAATCAGTTCTACAGACAGTCGTTAACTCATTACTGACTATTACTGGTAACGCCTAAATAAATGTACTGATGTGAATTCTATGGCATTACCTAAGATTAGTGTACCTAAGTACAAATTGAAACTACCGTCAGACGGTAGAACTGTGAATTTTAGACCATTTCTTGTAAAGGAGGAGAAGATCCTTCTCTTAGCTACTGAGAGTGGTGAACAAAATACTATCGTTGGTGCAATCAAAGATATTATCAAAGATTGTACAGACATTACAGACGTAGAGAAACTTGCTACATTCGATATTGAATTCGTTTTCTTGCAGATTCGTACAAAATCTGTTGGAGAAAGTGTTGATGTCTCTGTAACTTGTCCTGATGATGAAGAAACTACTGTATCAATCTCTATTCCCCTAGACGAAATTAAAGTAAAGAAAACTAGAGGACATAAGAAGGATATTAAAATTTCTGATGAAATTGCTATTACAATGGGATACCCCAGTCTTGAAACATTCGTTGCCATGAACTTTGGTGAGGATGGTGCTGGTGTTGACCAAGTTTTTGATATGGCAGCAAGTTGTGTAGAAACAATTTCTGATGCTAATCAAGTTTATGATTGTTCTACTACTCCTAAAAAGGAACTGATAGAATTTTTTGATCAAATGAATAGCAAGCAATTCATGATGATACAGGACTTTTTTGAAAAAATGCCTAAATTAACTCACACCGTTAAGGTTACTAACCCTAACACTGGAGTTGAGAGTGATGTTGTACTGGAGGGTTTAGCGAGTTTTTTCGCATAGCACTCCTTCACACCAATCTACAGGCTTACTATGAAGGTAACTTTTCCCTAATACATCATCATAAATGGAATATCGAGTATATTGATAATCTGATGCCATGGGAAAAGGAGATATACGTGAATTTGTTAGTTAATTTCCTCAAAGAAGAGGAACGTAGAATGAAGGAGCAACAAGCATCTGGTGGCTAAATTACAAACCTATAAATTTGTAAATCCTGGAGTTTCAAATACGAAATCTCCAACAGTTGCTGCTGCAAGAAAACAAACCTTAGCATTGAATAGACTAGGGAGTACAATCTCTGGAATAGGATCGGTTGTTAGTGATATAGAGAAAATTTCAATTGCTCAAATTAAGAATGATAGGTTAAGAGCAAAAGCAGAACGTCGCAGAGAAAGAAGAGAATTAGATCTGGCGGCAGAAGAAGCAATAGAGAATAAGAAGGCAGCAAAACGGAAACCTAAATTAACCAAAAGATCCTTAAAGATTGCTAAGGGTGGTCTTAGTTGGATAGAAAAATTTTTAGCACCGATTGGAAAATTTCTTGGTTGGATTGCTAAAATTGCTATTACAAAGGAAGTACTTGAATGGGTTAGTAATCCAGAGAATCAAAAGAAATTAGCAGATTTTCTAGAGAAGACGCATTTTGTTTTTAATAAACTATTTGGTTGGGCAGCAGGATTTACTACCAATGTTCTAGAAGGATTTTCTCAGGTAACAGATCCTAATGGGACATTTGCAACTAGGTTAGGTGGTATTGGAAATATAATGAAGGGTTTGATCGGGTTAAAGTACCTGATGAACCCATTTAGTCTTATAACAGATATTATAGGACTGGTCGATATGCTTGGTGGTGGAGGTGGTGGTAAACCTAAGAAACCTAAGAATTATAATAATAATCCATCTAAAAAGAACCCATCTGGTGCTGATCCTAATATAGATGGACCTAGGGGTAGAGTTAAAGCAAAAACTATTGTTAATCAGTTTGGTGAAGCAGCAGGAAAACAATATAAGAAGATTCTTGCAGAATATGGTGATGATGCTGCGAGAGCATATGCCCAAGCCTTATCAAATTCTGGTGGTGACGCTACAAAAGCATTAAAGGCATGGAGGAGATGGGGATTTAAACCAGTAAAATACAAACCAACAAAATTACAGAAAGTTGGGGATTTCTTTGGAGGTATGTTTGATTCGGGTGTTCAAAAGGGTAAGGATGCTGTTGGATCGGTTCATAAAAGTCTGAAGAACTTACCTTCTTGGGCAGGAGAACAATATGGTAATTTATCAAAACATGCTAAAAAGGGTTGGGAGAATGTTGTTAACGCAAGTAATGCAATTGGAAAAAAAGGTTCACAGTGGGCAACTGCTGCAGGAGATACATTTAATAATGGAGTTAAGGGTCTTAAATCTGGTGCTAGAGATTTTCTTAACAACAAAGTATTAAAACCTCTTGAACCAATTATTACCCCAATTGGTAAGAAAGCCAAATCAATTGGTCAGGGAATGATGGATCTTTTGATGAAGATCCCAGGAATGGAGAAGGCACCTGCAGTCTTGAAGAAGATGGGCATTGGTAGTATGGGTGATATTGCCAAGGCGGGTAGTAAATTAGGAAAGAGAGCAGCAGCGATTCTTCCTGTTGTTGGTGGTCTTGTAAACCTTTTCTTTGCTTATCAACGTTTTTCACAAGGTGATTCTATTGGTGGACTGATTGAAGGTATTTCTGGTATTTTGGATGTATTTGGTCTTGCTACTGGTGGTACTACTAGCGTTATATCCATGCTTATGGACGGATATATGTTCGTTCGTGACTTTGTTCCTCAATTGCAACAAGGTGAAGAAGCAGCAATCGATGCTATAGGTGCAAGGGGATTTAAAGATAGTATTGATAGGGTTTTAAAGAAGTTACCTGGACTTGGTACGATTGTTGAGACACTTATGAGTCCATTCAAGAGTGATGAAGAGAAGGAAGAAGATAAGAAGGGTAAAAAGGCATGGTGGGATTTTGCAGGAGTGTTTACTGGTAAAGATAAGAATCCTTCCATAGAAGAAGTAAAACCTTTACCAAAAGATAAACAGACTGATTCAATCAAGAAAAATCAATGGTGGGATTTTCTTGACTTATTTCCAAACAAAAAGGAAAAACCTAAAGAGATGTTCCTTGGTGGTCTATGGAAAGGTATTAAGAAAACCGTTGGTAAGATTGTTAGTAATCCTATAGTTCAAATTGGAGCACAATTTATTCCTGGTGCTGGTCCAATTATGGCAGGACTTAATATGGTTGCTAGTGGTAATCCTATGGGTGCATTGAGTATGATTCCTGGTGTGGGTGGAGTAATAGGTCAAGTTCAGAACTTTATGGGTAGTCCTTGGGGTCAGGTAGCAACTAATGCTTTGAGTGGAAACTGGCAGGCTGCCATCACTGGTGGTATAAGTCAGTTCAATCCAAAGTGGGGAAGTATTGCTGGTGATGTTATGGGTGGCAACTATATGGGTGCTTTAAATACATTCAATCCTAAGTGGGGTGGTATTGCTTCTAATATTATGAGTGGTAACTATGGAGGTGCTTTAAGTGCTTTCAATCCTGAAATGGGTGCTATGGTTACGAAGGGAATGGCAATGATAGACTCATTTAGGCAAGATCCTATGGGTTTGATTAGTGGTATTGCAGAACAACAGGGTATGGGAGGAGTCCTTAAGGCAGTTACTGGTTTGTTTGGTGGTGGTGATAAGATGACTGCTCTAACAACGATTGCTGCAGAGATGGGTATCGATCCTAAAGTTCTTGGTGCAGTAAGCAAGGCACACCAGCAGGTACTAAGAGAGGGTGGATTTTCTGCTGAATATGCTATGGAACAAGCTATGGAATTTATTCCTATTCCCACGATTATTGAGAAGATTGTTCCTATCCCTCAAGGAGTAGCAATAAATACTGGGGGTAATACCATAGTAGTAACTGCACCTAATTCTTTACTTGATAGAGCGAAGGGATCATAATGGCAACTATAAAAAAAAGTTCAAAAATTAATTTCTATAAATTTGTACAGGTAAAAGAACCTACTGGTGGTGCTAAATCGGTAGAGGGTGCGGTTGTAAAGTCTCTCAATATGAATACTGGTGCTGTCAATAATCTGGGTGCAACTGTAAACTCTATTGGAAAAATCGCTCAAGATTTTAAAAAGATTCAACTTGCAAGGTTAGAACTTGCAACGAAAAACCAGAAGGATTTTGAAGCAACATATACAAAAACACAAAAGAAGAAAACTTTCTCTGGATTCAGTCCTGCTGCTTTAGTAAAAAAACCTAGTTGGTTAGAAGGTCTGTTCAAGATGTTGAGTGGACTGATTAAAGCAGCGATTGTTATTCCTGCTCTGAAATGGTTGAGTGATCCCAAGAACAGGGATAAAGTAGCAAATATGCTCGAAGCCCTTTCTAAGTTGGCAACGTTCATCTTTAAAGTTGCGGAATTTGGTGTTGTTAATACTATTGAAGGGTTATATACGTTACTATCAGATCAATCTAGTCCTTGGGAGAAGATAGGAGGACTTGTAAAAGGATTAACTGGACTTGGAACTTTATTATTGGGTATGCGTTGGTTAAGTAATCCAACTAGAATTATTACAGATTTTGGTAATGTACTTATATTCCTTCATAATAATCTAATTAGAGGAAGAAGGGGATTACTAGGTAGAGCTGGAGCACTTGGATTACTAGCAGGTGCTGCTTATGGAGGATATAAACTTTATACTCACCTAAATGAAGATGGATCGGGTGGAAAACCAGATCCAAATGATAAGACAGAAGAAAAGTCTCAGGGTGGTAAAGTCAAGAACGTTCCTTCATTTGCACAAGGAGGTTGGATTAATGGACCACAATCAGGATATGGAGTTTCATTGGATGGAGGGAGATCCACTTCGTTCATCGGACATGGAACTGAGTACGTTGCTAGAAAGAGCGATGGGGGAGCTTTCGTCGTTCCTTTTAATACTCCTGGAACAAAAACACAACCAAACCTAACAAATAAGAGGTTAGGTGAAGCTAAGAGTCAGGGATTTAACGTACCTGGTTTTAGTCAAGGTGGTGGTGTGATGGATGCTGCACGGAATTGGTGGAAAAATCTTACTGGTGGTGGTGGAAAACCAACAAAACCAACTACGAGCGAACCTGTATCAAAGAAAGGACAAGATGGAAAACCTGCTATAGGTGCTGGTTTACAGGCAGTCGCTGCTGGTGGTCAATGGGCATTGGATAAAGGTTTTACCGTTGCCGAGCATCCTAATTTCAGAAAGAATAATTATAGTGGTAGTGGTCCTAATAGAGGAACTGGATTTAATAAACGTGGTGGCGAGCGTGTTGGTAAGCATAGTGATGGCAGTCTTCACTATAAAGATTTAGCACTCGATATTACTGATTGGAGACCAGGTGCTTGGAAAGCAAGAACTGCACAATTAGCAGAACAAGCGTATCAACTTCGTGATAAAATGAAACTATCCCAAATCATCAGTGATGGATGGGGTCAATGGTTCAAAGGTGGTGGTAAAAGTGGACCTGGAAGTCTAGGTCACCCACAGCACTTACATCTAGGTTTCTTAGAGGGGGTTAGTAAAGGTCTTCAAGGTGGTAGCAGCAGCAGTACTGCTAATATGCCTACGGCAGCAGGAGGATTTGGTGCTATTCTCGATCTTATTGGTAAGAGAGAATCTGATAGTGTTGGAGGATATAACGCAGTCAATCAGGGTGGTGCTGATGGTGGTCACACTGCTCTTGGATACAGTGGAGACTATAGAAAGGCACCATTTAACTCATCTGGTAAAGCACTAACTTCTATGACTGTTCAAGAAGTCATGGACAAGCAATATGATGATAAGAGTATGAGTAATGCTCAGTGGGAATCAGGTGGTAAGTTACATGCTGTTGGTCGTTATCAGATTATTGGAAGTACTTTGAAGAGTTTAGTTAATCAAGGTGTTGTTAGTCCAAAGGATCAGTTCTCACCAGCAACTCAAAATAAACTTGGTATTGCTTTAATAAAACAAACGGGTGGTGATGTCTCTAGAATGAAATCTACTTGGGTTGGATTGCAGCATGAAGATGATTCTACGGTTTCTTCGGCAATGTCAGCAGGTGGTTCTACTACAACTAAAGGATATAGTAGTGGTTCTGGTGATATGAGTTCTAAAAAGAAAAAGAAAGAATTATCTCCAGAAGTAAAAAGAATGGCAGATATGTTTGGAAAATCATCAAGTTCTGCAGGAATGAGAATTGGTGGTGGAAGAGGTAAAAGTGGTTCTGCTCCTGCAAGTCAATTCCAAGAAAAAAGGCAAAAGAAAAGATTGGAGAACCAAACAAAAGAAAGAAATAATGCACGTCGTCAGGTATCTGAGAGAAGTCAAGAAATGATTAAGGAAGTTATGGCAGCAGTTGCTCAACAAAATGGGGTAAATAGTCAAGCAATCCAAGCAGCACAACAAGCATTATCACAAGTTGCTAGTGCTAGTAGTGGTGGTGGACAACCACAGCTAATTTCAACTGGTGGAGGTGGTTCAAACCTAGGATCGATTGCATCTACTTTACAATCCACTCTTAATCCTTTGAGAGGTTTACTCAGATGACAAGCAGCACTAGCGGCCAAAGCGGAAGTATTAGAAGAAATGAATCAGGTGACGTTGAGGTAAAAGTTAATGTCTTTAGGAATGGTCAAAAACTTCAAAGTTCTGATGGTGCTGATGATATATACGATTTTATTACAGGTATTGAAATCTATGAAAGTATTACTTCATCAACTATAGAGGTAAAACTTCTTTTTAATGATAGTTCAGGATTTATAGGTGCTATGACTGGATCTGAACAGTTTAGAATTATAATTAGAGGAACAATTCTTGACAGAGTTTATTATGTTCGGGCATATGATATTGAGGCAAGATCAAGACTAAACACTACAGATAACTTTATAGTTAATTGTGCTAGTGATGAATTTTTCCAGAATGAGATCGTTAACGTATTTGGAAATAGTCAGGTTGTATTCAGTTCTACGTCATCTTCTGAGATGGTAGAGCAACTTTTGAAGACAGATAATAGGTATATAAGAACTCAAAAGAAGATGTATATTGAAGAATCTACAAATAAACAGCAGTTTATAGCATCAAATTGGAGACCATTTGATTGTATCTATTGGCTTGCACAAAGGTCAGTACGAAAAGCAAGGAAGGGTGGTACTCTTCAAAATGGATTTATTTTCTATGAAAATGGTTTAGGTTTTAATTTTAAGTCTATTGATAAAATCATTGACAATGTAAATAATCAAACCGAGTCGGATACTAATTTTACTTCAGGTGATAGTAAGTTGTACACATATGTGTATTCGACAAAATCGTCTGGTTCGGATGCTGCTGATCAATTTAAAATCGAAACTATAGTATTTCCAGAAGAGAGAGATTTCTTAACTGGATTGCGTAACGGTGCTTGGGCAGGATTTAGTATAGGGTTTGATCCTGTTACTGTAACACAATCTAAGATGGGATTGAGTACAGATATGTTAAAGAGTGCTTACCGTTATGGTATTAATGCTATGTGGCCAAAGATGTCACATTTAAATGAAAGTGGATCGGTTAATCCATTATCACAATTAGATAATGTAATTAAAAATATTGTTGACTATCCAAGACGAACAAGATATACTGCTATGTCTAATCAAGTTTTTGATCAAAAATATCAAAATAATCCTCAAAAACAATATGAGGAATTGGTAGAACTTCAGGCATATCAATGGATGAGGATTGAGTCTCTAAAGAATATTAAATTGATGATTAAATTTCCTGGTAATCTTGATCTGTATGCAGGAAATGGAATGAATGTAATTTTACCTGCAACATATAAAAGGAATAAAACCACAGATGTAGATAGAAAATATAGTGGAAAATATGTCATTGGTGGGTTGACACATAAGATTGTTGGTACTACAATGTCAACTGAAGCATTATTATTGAAAGATTCGATACCAAGAAACTCTTAGTAATGCCCATAAATACTACTGTATCAAGGAGGTACTAAATGCAAAGTATCGAACAACATATTAAAAAAGACCAAGAGATCTTACAAGATCCTCAGACAAATCCACAGCAGCGTAGGCATGTTGAAAGTGAACTACATGATCTAGAAGATTATGCTTCTCACCATGCAGCAGAGATTAAAGCAGGAGATCATCACGATCCCAACACAATAGAACTATGGTGCGACCAGCATCCAGACGAACCAGAGTGCTTAGTATATGACGATTAATGGCAAACTTTTTATCATGTCTACTTGGAACTTGGTCTAATAAGCATCAAGCACAATCAGCTCCTACTTTATATAAATCTGTAACTGTTAAGTGGGAGCAAAATGATGAGTTTATAAATTCGATTCATTGGGGTAGAAGAAAATCCGATGATCCGTATTTAAAAACTTACAAGAAATTAGTAGAAGTATCGGATAAAGAAGTTATTTTAGAACATTGGGGTGGAACCTATAGTGGTTTAACTCGCAATGAAGATTGTGATATGATATTAAAATTTGATGGTACAGCATGGATGGGTCAGTTTGATACTGATAATATTCATGCTGAACTTGCTGTGTATGGAACTAAACTTTTTATGAGGGATAGATTCTTGGACTCTAAAGGTAGGATTGTTTGGGGTGCAGATGAAATTTATAAGTTCGTGAGGGTATAATGAAAGTACACCATCCATTTAAAGTTACATTATTACATTACACTGTACCTAATTGGTCTTATTATAAACCTATTTTATTGGAGGGTTTACCACCATACGAAAGAGGTGGTGATACTGTATCAACAGATCACCTTGATAAATCAAAATCAAAATATTTTGATATCTTTGATAAATTTATAGAACCAGTTTTAACGGAGTTCAGACGAGATATTGGACATGAGGTATACATAAGAAATGTATGGACTCAAAGAGCAAAAAAAGGAGATCACCATTGTCCTCATAATCATGGATCAAGTGGTTGGGCAGCAGTATTATATGCTGATTACAATCCTGATATACATTCTGCTACGACTTTTATAAGTCCCTTTACAGAGTTTTCTTCAGGGGATCACATGGATTTTACTCCTAATGTAAAAGAGGGAGATATTGTTTTCTTTCCTTCTCAACTTTTACATTATGCTAATCCAAACACTAGCGACAAAGAAAGAGTTATACTATCATTCAATATGATGAGTACAAACGAAATTGACATTTTTGAGATGAAATAATGAATTCAGGAAAGTATATAAAACCATGGGTTCAACTGTCAATGACAGTTGCCAATTATATAAGAGAAGAATTAAAAAGTTTTCCAGATGTTAAACATATGGAGAACAAGTATCCTATTGTGGAAAATGATAACGTATTCATTATAAATGAAATGCATCAGAGTAATAAACTTCGAAAGATGCATTTAGAAACTGGATACACAGAAAATATTTCTGTAATGCATTGTGTATTATATCCTAATCCTAATTATCCTATACCCATTTTTGGTGCTGATATTGTAGAAACTCCTAATGCAGTTACTGCAGCAATTGTTGATATATCACCTGTGTTTGGAACTCAAAAATATGTTGATGTATACAGAGATATATCATACAAGTATAAGTTTAAAGAGAATAGAGTCTTACCTTTATGGACTGATGATGTTTTCTCACAAGGATGTAAGTTCATGCGTATCAGAACAGAGGAAGAAAGAGAGATGTATATGAATTTAATTAAAGAATCTATTCAACTCTATAAAGGTATAGTAGAAAATTCTGAGTTTGATATGGAATGGATCAATACTATGAAGAGAATTGATGATCAATGTTATTACTGCAAACAACAAAGAAAGAATA